ATTCAGTGTTTTTACACTGAATATGCTATATGTATAGAGAAATATGAGAGATCATTGAGGATTTATGCCACAGCGGTCTGTGGTATGGATATTAAATGATTTCGTTTGGAAGAAAATATGATTCGTAGTGCAGCCCAGTCTGCATTATGGATATGATTCTTTCACATAGATTTCCCACACTTTGGAAGTGTGAGTTCTAAGTTTTATTAAGTTTTTGATATTGAAAAACTTTGATTGAGGATATAACCTCATTAAAACAATACGTTTTGGAAGTTCGTAATTCCTACCCAACGTTTATGATTGAGTGTACCAGTTTGAAGAATTCTGGTGTGAAAAATAGCTTATTTGAGTTTATGTATGTTTGATACCGGAGACGGTTATAATATCTTATGATTATGCGTTCTTTTATTAATACTTTTCAATAGATCATATCTGTTTAGATATGACATAGAAAATGTATGGGAGAAAACCCACCAAATCAAATCTTTTGCAGATTCTAGTCTGAAGTATAGAGCAGACTCTTATTCCTAAAATTCGTTTTTCGGATCCTAATCTTGGATCTGATTGAATAGCCTGAAACATGGCATTGGAACATGAAGAGTATATGTGCTAGAGAAGACTACTTTTGACCTAGAAGGTCCTTAGTAACAGAATCAATGAGTGAACTTTTTCGGTGTATCACTCACCAATAAGAAAGATTTAAACCGTACGACTCATTATGATGACATTTATTACCACATTGAAGGAGAAGTTTGAAGAGATGAAGATGGAGTTTGAGTTTTATTGCTTGACACATAGCACGAAGGTGTATGTGACGGGTGACAAGGAAACTCAATGTGAGTTTAACTTCCTCTACGGAGGAGAGTTGTATGTAGTGAGAAGCATGACAGACTTGTATGATCAAGTTGCAGCAAGAAATTCCAATTTGAAGGATCACTTTGTGATCTATTTGAATGGAAAGCTCTTGAACCGTAATAGGTTCTTGGCTGATTATGGTCTGAACATGATGGAGATGTATACGATCGAAGTTGATGTGTACTGCCTTTTTGGTGGTGCTGAATCAAAGATTGTTGATTGCGAGACGTACTTGGAGGAGCTTGATAGTTTCTCTGGTCGTCAACATTTACCTGTTGCAGCACGCAAGATTTCAAACTCAGCTGAGTATGAAAGTCGACGTGGCTACTTTGAGAAGAAGATGAAGATTACACAAACTTCATCAAAGAAGCTCAAGAAGTTGAAGCAGAAGGTTTCGCACAAGATGCGTCTCCAGGGGGACATTGGAACGAGTGTCCTTGAGCATATCAATGTCGTTACTGATTTTGCTCAGAAGTATCTTGATGACGATATTGTGAAATTCGTCGAAGATGCATTGATATATGCCTACATGGTCCAGCAGGGCTATTTGAAGGTGGCATGTATTACGTTCCTGAAGTTGCGCATGGCAAATTCTCTGTCGAAGGAGATTATGCATGTTGCAAAAGAGTTTGTCACGTTTGTTGCATCAGTCTTGGAAGAGTCTGAATTGCAGGGATTTGAAGATAAGGTCACTGATTTTCGTGGCATTCTTGATCGATGGGAGGAAATGAAGAAATCCTCCATTGGTATCAAGTACTGGAAGATAGTTATGTACATGGTACGCTTTGGCGTCATGTCACATGTTGGTGTGAAACCAACACCCGAAAATCACAAGTACCTTGAGAAGGTAACTCCAATTTCGTTGATGGATGGTGCTGATTTTGCTTATTGCTTAGTTGATGCACTTACAATGACGTTGCAACGTGTTCTCATTTGGCAACGGACTGGAAATTGGGAGGTTATGCTCCATGGTCCAAAGGTCTACCAGAAGTGGTTTGATCAATGTACTGATTTGAAGCGTAAGTCTGTGATGCTCAGCAACCTGAAGTTGATTGGTGAGTCGTATTTCAGTTTCACTTCATCAGTCAAGGATGCAATTTCGCAAGGCGAGGCCATTGTGAGGTTTGGCACTGAAAACAAACTTGAGTCAAAAGCTGCACGAAGCATGTTGAATGACATGAAGGTTTTGGATTTGAATATCCTGTCAGCTAAGGCTGCACAGGAAGAACGTCCAGCTCCTTTCAGTATTTTGGTTAATGGACGGTCCAGCATTGGTAAGTCTATGTTTTCCAAGATTCTTTTCTATGCTTTTGCAAATTATTGCAATTTGCCAGCTAGTGATGAGTACAGGTATGTGCGAGATCCACGACAGGATTTCTGGAGTGGTTTTGCATCCTACAAGTGGTTTATTCACTTGGATGATGTTTCGTACAATTTGCCTGGGAATCAGATGGACAAGTCACTTGAGGAGTTGATTACAGTGATCAACAACGTTCCATTTGTGCCAAACCAAGCAGCCTTGGAGGATAAGGGTAGAACCCCTCTCCGAGCAGAAATGGTGGTTGCTACCACCAACACAAAGCATTTGAATGCTGCTGATTATTTCAGTTGTCCACTTGCAGTGTTGAGGCGACTCCCATGGGTCGTTACTATCACACCTAAAGATGGGTGTGGGCGTGATGATTCCCCTCAAATGCTTGATGGTTCAAAAGTGCACAAAGTGGATGGTACGTTCATGAATGTGTGGAACATCAAAGTTGAGAAAGTTGTACCTGGAGGCCTCATTGGAGGTGACAGGGAAACTGGAAAACATGTACCTGCCATTCCAGCATCCAATGGAAAGACTGCTGAGGAGAATTCCACATTCAATGACATTTACTTGTTCTTGGATTGGTTTAAATCTGCAGTCATTTCATTTCGACAATTGCAACACCAAGCAATGACAGATGATGCTGACATGGCTGCAATCAAGCTGTGTGATGTGTGCAACCGACCTATTGTTCGTGTTGGATCTGAGGTTCCACGTGAACATCGGTGTAACTGTGCACTTCAAGGCAAGATGGATTTGGAAGAAATTACCAGTCAAACTGATCTGTATGGAACAGTCAAACTCACAATTGTGGGTAAGAATGTTTTTGCAGTGCGTGATGTGAATGGTAAAGTTCTGGACATTAGTTTTTCCGGAACTGCATATGGTAAGCCCTTTAGCACACATGATGGTGTGTATCGGGATAAGTACATTGTGAAGAATAGCGTTGTTATCCAACATGCTGCTTTTCCAATGGAAAATGCCAAGTGTATGAAGCCAAAATCTGAAAGCATGCAGCCTGAATTGCAAACTTTGTTGTCAGCAGTCATCCAAAGACAAGTTCATGAAGAACCTAGTAAGATTAAGAGAATTGGAATGACTCTTGGTGGCCGCTTCGTTAAGTGGTATTTCCAGGAGGGTCTGGTTTTCAAGATGGTACAGTTTTTCATGGGATGGGCAATGACTCGGAGTTTGATTACTCGGTACATTCATGCCCACCTTGAGCATGTTTACACAGGGAAAGCTTACTTCGAAGCACTTGGGAAGATTAGAGCGCAGTTTGTGTTCACAAATTTTCTCATGGTGATTGCAGGTTTGGCTGCTCTTTCGGCTGCCATTGTGGGATATTTCGCGTTGACTCGTAAGAGTAAGGAGATTGAGTATTGTGAGTCTACAACAGACACACATTTCTCTCCGAGTGAAGTTTCTATGATGGCTACTTCTCAAACTGAGTTTGACAGGAGGATGGAATTACTCCACCATGATGCTTGTAATGAGCATCGTGGTCCGTTGACCATTTCAACTCCTCAAGCGGCCGAAGTTTCAGATGAATACTTCGCAAAGGAGGAGACTGAGAATGTTTGGAAGAAAGTCGATATGGAAGTCACAGCTTTCGATCTTGACCCAATGTCTGTGAATTATGCATCATTAGATTCACAAGTCCTTTTGGACACTTTACGCAGAAATGTGTTTAGGATTGATTCGAAAGATATTGAGACTGGTCGAGGAAACCGTGGTAATGCATTGTGTGTTGGTGGACATTTGTTTGTCACCAACAATCATTTGCTAGTACCGGGTGAAACACTCACAATCAAACTAGGCCGTGAGGCAACATGTGATGGAGTAACATCCAACGTGGAGTTTGATATTGAATCAAGCAAGATTTTGCGCTGTCCTCAGCGCGATCTTGCATGGTTTGAGTGTTTTGCCATGTCACCACTGAAAGATTTGACGAAACTGATTGCGAAGGACTCATTCCGAATGGGTACTTTCAGGGGCAATTATGTAAGCAGAGATGCCGAAAACTGTCCTTGTGATTTTGCAATCAAGGCAATTACACCTGATCGTGCATTTTGTCAAGCATTGAATGAGACTTTTGATTATTGGCAGGGCGTAACCAATGTACCTACAGTGAATGGTTCATGTGGTTCACCCATGATTGTTCGCCATGAAAAACATGTCACTATTGTTGGATTGCATCAGCTAGGTAATACTGGTTCATGTGATGTCCGCGCAGTGGCTTTACAGCAGCAAGATTTGTTGGCTGCACGTAAGTTTTTCACACGCCCACTTGTTCAGAGTGGGGTGCCAGCTCTTCAAGCTGAAGGTGCTGTGGAGAAGATACTTGATCCAATTCCCTTTAAGAGCCCATTGTTGTGGGTGAAGAGTGGTTCATTGAATAAGTACGGCCACATTCGAGGTTCGAGGGTGAACCCAAGATCGAAAGTGAAGGCAACATTGTGTGCTGAACGTTTTTTGCATGACCGTGAGTGGGAATGCACTTTTGTTGCGCCAAAGTTTGACTGGAGACCATACAATCATATGTACAATGATATCCTTGGAAGTCGCGATAATATCAAGACTTCCGTTTTGGATCAAGCTGTTGATGCTTTTGCTAATGATTTGATTGCTGGTCTTCCAAAGTCAGCCAAGGAGAACCTTAAGATTGTCAGCTGGGAAGCTGCTCTCAATGGGATTGATGGAGTGAAGTATGTTGATAAGATGAACTTCAACTCGTCAATGGGATTTCCTTGGAACAAATCAAAGCGTTATTTTCTGAGTGAGGTGGAAGATCCTCATCAGAAAAAGACACTTCCTGATCATGTTTGGAGTCGAGCTGCCGAAGCTGAACGAAGGTACAAGGCAGGTGTAAGATACTGCCCAGTATTTTCTGGTCAAGCAAAGGATGAAGCCCGAGCACAGGAGAAAGTGGATGTTGGAAAGATCCGTATTTTCACTGGTGCTCCCGTAGATTGGTCATTGTGTGTGCGACGTTATTTGTTGACATTCATCAAGACAGTCCAAGAAAACCAACTATTGTTTGAAGCAGCACCAGGCTGTGTTGCACAATCTTTGGAATGGGAGAAGTTCCGCGAGCATCTCACCAAGTTTGGGCTTGATCGAATTATAGCTGGAGATTATGGCAAATTCGATAAACGTATGATTGCAAAGATGATTTTGGCTGCTTTTGAAGTCATTGTCCGCGTCTTGCGTGATGCTGGTTGGTCTGAGGAAGAATTACAAGTTATTTATGGTATTGCTGAAGATACAGCCTACCCAGTCACGAATGTGGCTGGGGATTTGGTTGAATTCTTTGGTTCAAATCCATCAGGACATCCTCTTACCGTCATCATCAATAGTATTGTCAACGCATTGTACATGCGGTACTGCTATATCTTGTTGAATCCAGAACGTGAAGCTACCACGTTTAAAGAAATGGTAGCACTCCTGACATATGGAGATGATAATACTATGGGAGTCAGTAAAATGGCTTCCTGGTTTAATCATACCTCCATTCGGAATGAGTTAGCCAAGATTGGTGTTGAGTACACAATGGCTGACAAGAAAAGTGAATCAGTTCCCTTTATCTCAATTGATGATGTTTCCTTCTTGAAACGAACTTGGCGCTGGGACAGTGATGTCCAGGCTTATGTTTGTCCTCTTGATGTGAAGTCAATTCAGAAGTCCCTTTTGATTAACTTACCCAGTGGAACTCTTAGTAGTGAAATGCACATGATCGAAGTGATGAACGGTGCAGTGAACGAATGGTTTTTCCATGGTCACGACATTTTTGAGAAAGAGCGAGCTTATCTCTTGAATGTTGTGATGACAAGTGGTCTTGAAGAAGAGTATGCTACACATCCCTTCCCTACATGGGAAGATTTGGTAGCACGCTTCAAGAAAGCATCGAAGGATGTTGTTTTGGACCGCTTTGGGGGTGCGCCTGCCCCTCCTGAATGGCTTGAGTCATTCTAACCGACGCAGGTGGAATATGTGTGATCCGTGCATTTATGAGTTTTCAATCTCTTTACTTTGATTGCTTTGGCTGCATATTTCTAGTTCAGTGTACATATTGCATATGGCCTATTTAGGTCTCAGAACGGAAAATAAAGAATACTTCACGGTTAATGATCGATACCCGTGGAAAGAAAAACGATTGCTAATACATTTATGTTTTTATCTGTTGGCGACTTTCAGTTACAAGGAGATGTCGCAGAAGAAGAATCCGACCCAACAGTTGTAGGACGCTCAGCAGGAGCTGAAGCAGCTTTGGTGGAGGAAACCACTCAGTTTGTTGATGTGGCAAAAAGTTCGAAAGTTGAATTCTCTGATTCATCAACTCAGCCAGCGATGGCAGATGCGATGCAGAAGGCTCAACTAACGTCCTTCTTGTCACGACCCGTAAGGGTTGCGTCAGTTAACTGGACTTCAAGTGATGCAAAGGGATTAAAGTTTGAAATCAACCCATGGGAGGATTTCTTCAGTGATTCACACATTTTGAACAAATTGCAGAATTTTGCTTTTATTAGGTGTAATTTACACCTCAAGATTGTTCTTAATGCGTCACCATTTCAATATGGTGCTATGAGAGTTGTTTATACACCTCTTGCTGCACTTCTGCCTACTCAGTTGGCAAATGTCGAACAAGAATTGATGCAGGTCTCTCAGAGGCCTGGAGCATGGATTGATCCAAGTAATTGTGAAGGTTCAGAGATGGTTTTACCATTTATCTGGCCTACTAACTTCTTGCGTATCACTCAAGATATAGACTTTACCAACATGGGGAAACTCAGTTTTTACGTATATTACCCTTTGTCAAGTGCAAATGGCATCTCCACTAATACAGTGGCGTTGCAGGTGTATGCGTGGGCTGAGAATGTTGAACTGAGTGGAACAACACTTGGACAAGCGTTGCAGGGTGATGAATATGGTGGCTCCGGTCCCATTTCAGCACCTGCATCAGCAGTTGCAAGTGTTGCGAGAGCAGCTAAGCGAATACCTATCATTGGGAAGTTTGCTGCTGCTACGGAAATTGGTGCTACAGCTATCTCGAAGCTGGCGTCGATGTTTGGTTATACGAATGTCCCTGTTTTGGACGAAGCAAAACCGTTTCGACAATCACCATTTCCACAACTTGCTTCAACAGAGATTGGATATCCTGTTGAGAAGTTGACGTTGGATGCCAAGAATGAACTTTCGATTGATCCATCTATTGTGGGTGCTCAAGAAGAGGACGAGCTTGCAATCACTTCGATTGTTAGCCGTGAATCCTATTTGGTGAGTGCTTCATGGTCTATGACATCTACAGTGGACACTAATCTGTTCTCTGTGAAAGTGCACCCTTGGTTGGCTATCCAGGCCACAACATCAAATCAGCCAATGTTACAAATGACTCCAACCGCAATGGTTATGGGGTTGTTTTCACATTGGAGGGGAGACTTGATTTTCAAGTTTCACTTTGTTGCATCACCATTTCATAAGGGTAGAGTGCGTATTTGTTACGACCCT